TCCATTCCACCCAAAGTATCAATTTGAGTACCACTTTGACCACCTCTTACGGGTAAATAATAATCTTCTAACATATTTTGTATGTTAAATTTAAGATTATAATCACCAGTTGCTTCATCTACATAAGGAACTTTTTTCATTTGGTCTATAATGTTCCTAACATGCTGGTCTACTTCATTTGGTGGTATGTTACCAACATCAATTTTAAATACCCTTTTTTCAGGAGCACGCATAATACGATGAATTAACATCGCATCTTCCATAAGGGTTAATTGTTTCCAAGTTTTTCTAGCAGGTTCTAATAAGGAACGACCATAAGGTAAAAAGTTTGTGTCTGAAAATAACCTAAAATGGGCTATTTTATAAAATGGAATATAATTTTGTATATCGTTGCTAGATTTTTGATAATTAAATCCGGTAGCACCACCACCCATCGTTGTCATTTTAAATCTAACTTCATATGGGTTATCGGAATTAAACCCTTCTTCTCTTTCAATTTCATATGCTGATATTGGTGATACATTTACAATACCAATACCCTCTTCAATATCTAAGTTAAGATAGTAATCGCCATATTTATTCATCCCTCTAATCCACGCCCAAAGATTAAATTCTATATTAAGGACATCATAAAAAAGATTTTGTAATATTTTTTTAATATTTTCATCATCCGAATTAATCCTCAATACATCTCCAATATCATTCTTGAGTGTGCAGTTATGAACATAACATTTTCCACCATCATTTGTTTCAATTGCAAATAAATGATTATCACCTACATTAACAATATCATATACATCTGTTATTTCTCCTGCTTCTATTGATATTATTTTATGGTTGTTTGTATGTAGAAAATTGGTGAAATTTCCATAACCACTTTCCTGCATTAAAAATCTAAACTTTCTATTTGGTATATTAAAATGTTTTGCCACTCTATTCATTTTTCTCCAAGAAATTTCATGAGTATTACAATATTCCCGTATTTCAGGAAGTTTATCTTTGTACTCTATATACGATTTTATTCTTGGAAAACTTTGTATTGATGCTATGTTATATTTTTTACAAAAAAACTTACACATTTTATCAAATTCAACGGGGGTTAATCCATATTTCGATATTATCTTTTTTTCTAAAGAATCTTTAAATGAACCATCGTAATTGTTAAATATAAAATTTTCTACTTCATTTAAATCTAATTGCTCAAATCTAACTAACGATGGGTTATATCTTCCATTTTTTTCACCGAATAATTTATAACCTTTACCAAACATTCCATTTTTTTCACCAAAATTTGCAAAAATTTCACGTCTTTGTTCAAATGTAGTAGATTTTATAAAGTTATTCATGAATAATCTTTGGCGTTCGGATACTGCCTTTCTACGGTCATCATTCCAATATTCGCTGTGATATTCTTTAATTTTATTACGAAACCACTGCATCCAAGATGGATTATTTTTTCTAAAAGACCACATTTCCTTATTAAACTTTGTATGCAATTCTATATGGTCTTTTCTTGTTAATATGGTAAGATTGGTTGGTTCATTATTATGTTTATTGAAATCAATATGATGTATTTGAGCATCTTTTGTATTTAATTGCAACCTTTCATCAATCAATTGTGGAATTACTTTTGACACTACTCTGTGTGTATAATCAAATTTACCAGAAGAGTTTTTTATTAATTCATAATCTTTTATAGATTTAGAATTACTGCGTTTGGTTTGTAAAACTAATAGACCATCGCCGACTTTTAAATCTTTTAATTCAATTTGAGAATTGTCTGATTTTACAAAAATATGGTTATCGGTTGCAGTTATTTTAGTTCCATCATCTAAAGTTAAAATATATGTTTGTTTTTTACCTTTATAAATAACTTTTTCTGCCAAAGATGGTGTAAAATTACCATTATTAGATAATCCATATACCCAAAAATTTCTTACATCATTTTCATACAATTCTTTTATAGTATATTTTTTACCATTTAACAATGGAATAAGGGTGTCGGGCCCAAGACATTCATCCGAGTAAATATCTAAAACGGATGCAATAATTGAATCTTTATCCATCGCCTCATAATCAGTATAAAGTTCTAACCGATTAGATGAATAATTGTATTGATTATTGTAAGTTTCCCAATTTTGACGAGATGAGTGTAATCTACCAAACCTATCGTAGTAGGAAGTTCCTTTTATATTACCCTGCGATTGTAATCGTTGTGTATCAATAGCCCTAGTTTTACCCTTACCAATTCTTCTTACTACAACCTGAGTTGAAAAGAGTTTTTGTAATCTACCGAATAAAGATTTATCTGCCATAAGTATAAATATAATTTTTTTAAAATAACCAACCTAAATCAACATCATTACCACGAATATCTTTCATAATATATGGATTTTGGCCTGAGTTTTTACTTGAGAATACCGTTATTTGATTTCCAGATACACGGGTGATACTACTTAAAGCATTTCTTGTTAAGTTCATACCTTGCTGTCTTAACTTCAATGCGGTATCTCTAACCCAAAGACCTGTAGAAAATGATATAACCAAATCATCATTATATCCCCTTTGTGCCTCTGCTTTTGACCCATTCCATATAAAAACAAATAACTCATCCAACAATCGTTTAGAGTGAATTATTGGTGATTTTTCTCTCATATAAGTATCTAATTTAGATACTATTAAAGGCCTCGTTTTTTGTGTCATTGAAAATCCTGGCACCATATCTTCTTTTTGCTTTAAATCCCATCCCCGCCTTAAATGAATATCTTCATCTACATATCCCAACTCCCTATACGAATAGTAAAGATTTCCATAATTACGGTCAATTACTTCCTGAATAACAGCCCATCCAATATTTGCATTTTCAATCACCAAAAGGGCGTTGTTCCATTCTGCTGCTACCGATGATAAGAAAGCACCATATTGTTTTGTTTCTATTTTACCTTTGTATTCCGCCACTTGCTCTAACCGTTCAACATCAATCACATGAAAAGCAGAATAATCTGCTCCATCTCCCCTTGCAACATCCGCCACAACTATATAATCTTTTGAATAGTTAGGATAATCCCATATCCAATAATTTGCATCAAATCCACGCTTCTCAATAGGTTCTGTTACATGCGTTTCTTTATACCACTCCAATACAGAACCATCAACGACTGTGTAACCTGATGAAATAAAATCACAATTATGTGATATAATACCATCTACATTAAATATATTACCACCATCTACTTCTACAATATCATATAAATCAGTAGTTTTATTACAATATTCAATAGACAAAACAGTAACATAACTATTATTTGTTGATGATATTTTTGAACCAATTTTTAACTCCGATGCAATTGTTTTTATACCATCTAACATAAATGGGTGATTATCAGAACACTCAATTTTTTTACCATTTGATAATTTTATCTTAAAAATCGAATTTTTAGTCAAAGAACGCATGCCAGAAAAAGAACGAAACCCAGTAGGTGTCATTATTTCATATTTGGTATTTTGTTTTAATTTATAGTCCATTGTACTTTATTCTAATAAAATTACAGCCTAATAATTTTTCTATTTCTTTTTGACGTATTATATCTTTTTGTTTTAAGTTATTGTTGTGGTCATAATGATGTGCTTCATCATATTCAATTACAACATTTTTTTCTTTACTATAACCATCTACAAAATAACCAAGCTCTTTTATATAATATTCACCACCATTTTCAGCATGTCTTAAATCGGTTATACCAAGTTCTTTGGCAACCTTTTCTATTTTTTCAATAGAGACATAATTATATCTTGGCGTAACATTACCTTTTAATTTTTTAATATATTCTAATGTAGAAACTCTCATTTTATTTTTGGTATCAGTTGTATGTTTTTTACCAACAAATGATTTTTTAGGTTCTGGACAGTATCTACAATATTTTTCCCAATTATACATTTTACCACATTCGCATTTTAATTTTTCAATATCACACCCACTTTCTACTAAAAAAATCATACGATATTTAAAATTATATTTTCCTTTATATGTTTTTTGACTTTTTAGTGTATTTTCTAATATTTGCGTGTGATGATATATTGATTTATATAATTTTGGATTTTTACATATCATAGTTCTATTTTTAGCTCTACCAAAATAATCTTTATAGTAAAAATCTTTTAATAATAAATCACGAGTCTCATCAAAAGAATACAATTCATTTATATTTTTTATACCATTTTTTATTTTTTTCCAACCTTCAACTACATAATTCATAAAACCCTTATTTTTACAATTACACTCTTGTGTATAAATAGTATTTTATAAATTATTATACAATTCATACAAAGAAATTTCTGAAATTTCATTTGTATATATGTTTTTAACAATAACAGTAGAATCTCCCCACAAACAATCACATTCTTGAGCAGCACCCTTTTCCCCCAATAATCTTGTTTGTTCATCTCTCCATCTTTGATTTCTTTCGGGGTGAACTGTCCAATGTAATCTCGTTGGATGCCATTTATCACCAGCTTCTCCCTGCTGCCAAACTTTATGGAAAAAATTACCAACCCCATTTGGTGTTGAAAGAACTATTGCACCACCACCAGTTGAAAGTGTGGATTGTGCAGATAACCAAATCTCTTCAATACCTTTAATAAATGCGGCCTCATCTATAATCAATAAAGAAAGTGCTTCAGAGCGTCCTGCGGTTTCAGTCGCAGAAACTGCTTTGATTTGAGAACCATTTTTTAATCGAAGTGATAATTTATTATCTTCAGCAGCACCCACCTTTAACCAACTTGGTAGATTATCATACATAAATCTAACCTTTGTAACCAAGTTTTTTGCTACATCTTGCGTTGTTGCAATTACAAGAACATTCTTATCTCTATGAAATATCATCAACCAAGTTGCGTATCCAGCTGAAATAGTTGATATACCTAATTGACGGGATTTTAAAATAACATTAAATCGGTGGGTTTTAAAAGAATCAATTAAATCTTCTTGGAAATCATATAGGTTAAATAATATTTTTCCCCTATGCGGATGTTGTATGTAACAATATTTTTTAAAAAAATATATTGGGTCTTTCGCACACTTTACATACTCTTCTGATATTAATTCTTTTAAAGTTTTCGGCATTGGTTTTTATTATTTACTTATTTTCCAATAAACTTTTCCCGTAAAGTTTGGTGCAAAATTATTATCAAAACCAATTCCAAGTGCGTATGCTTTTTTCTTTTTTGTTTTTAATAATAATTCACCATTTAAAACCATAAAATTTTTATTTGCGGTAATACCTGTTCCCAAATAAACTTCTCTTTTATTTACTAAAATCGTATTTGTTACAATTTTTGTGGGTATTAAAATATTTGAAATATGCTGTCGTGCTTCAATTTGATTTTTTGAAATAGTATCTTTCATCACAATATAACCAAATGTATCCACAGCAATTGTATCTTCGTAATAATATTTTGCGTAGTAATCTCTCAAAAGAGACATAGTATCTATTGGTTCATTTTGATTAATAAAAATACTATCTATATCAACTACAACTTTATCTTTCCATTTTGGGACATAAACCTCCGATTCAGTATTAATAGTATCGTATTTATACTCTATCGTTGTTACTGTATCAATTATAGGTTCGTTATTGAAAATATTCTTAACAAAACCCATAGGTAATTTATCCCTAAGTAAAAATAGGGCAATTAACAATATTATTACAGATATAATAATTTTAGACAGTTTCATTATTTTTTTTCTGCTTTTTTTGTCTTGATTTATAATTATTTCTTCTTTTTGGTTTTGGTTTTACTTCTTCTGTTTTCACTTCTGGTGATAATTGACCCACAGATGCTTTTGCAGATGTAAGTGGTTTGATTTGTGTTTTTAATGGTTCTATCTTTACAATTTCTAATGTTTCAGGTAAATTTATTATTTTTTTACCCATAAAAAATCGATCGAACGAACTCAATAACTTTTTTAAAATGCTCATAACTTTTCCTCCTATTATTATAAATACTGATTTTAATTTTATTAAACTAATTTTGATATAAGTTCATTTACTTTACCTATTAACAAATCATTATATGAACTGTTTGTTATTATTGGTAGAGCTGCTATTATATCTTTTTTGGATTGAATATACATTTTTGATTTTGGTTTATTTTCAAACTTTTTTGCACCCCAAAGATGATAGATTGATTTATTTAATAACTCCTGTGCTTCTTCGGGTTCACCATCTAAATTAAAAGAATAAAACGATTTATTGGTGTATATAACTGGAACTAATGCCTTTGTTTTTAGGCTCTTAACCCCCTTTGATAATGCGGCTAAAAACCATTGTTCCAATGTAATTTGGGCGGAAGATGTGGCATACATCTTTTTTTTCTCATCTGTCATATTTTTTATTTCACCACTCGCACCCAATACAAATTTAAAATACTTAGAAACATATTCTTTTTTAAATTTCTCATTTTTCATACCAACTACCGCACAATTCATTGGAAAAGAATCTATAAATAATTGTTTAAGTTTTTCATCCCATTTCCAATTAGATGAATGTTCAATATCTAATGGATTTCCATATGTGAATGGTGATTCTCTATGTAAATACAATAAATCACAATCAGCCATTTCTTTTTTTAGGTTTTTATATAATACCAAATCAGTATCATAAATAACAAAAGGCGCTTTTAATTTAGACATAGCCCATATTTTAGGGGATGCCCAAAAATTATTAGAAATCATTTCATATGGATAATCATCAAAATAATGGGTAATAACTTTATCGTATAATGGGGTTATATTCCAATTATCATAAAATTCTTTTGATTTTTTATCGGTAATTAAATAAAGTGGTGTATTTGAATTGTAAATTTTGTGTACTATACACGAATACATTTGAACCAATAACTCAAAACTTCCAGGCGGTCTATCATCGTTGACCAAAAATACATGATACGCATTCATCGAAACTTATTTAGTATAAATATGGATTAAAAAGTAATTAATCCAATTCTTTTATCATTACTTTTAATGGTGTTTTTCCCTTTAGTATCCTATGATATGTTTCTTTTTGTATAGTAAATACATCCCCAACTTTAAGTTCTATTGGTAGTTTATTATCAGATTGAAAATACCAACCTTTTCCATCAACTACTTCAACCAATCTTGTTTTTTTATCTCTATGCCATACTAATTCTGAATTATCTACATCCGTATCAAAAGACCGGTAGATAATACTTTTAGATTTGGTTTCTACGTATGGTTTACTCATTTTACCAATATGCGTTTATATCCTCACCACCACCTATTTTAGACCAATGACGGGGTAAATTACAACTCCAATAACCTGGTGTAGTTTTATCTTTCTTATCAGGACAATTGTGCCTGTCTGAAAATGCTTTTCTTGCTTCTGGGTTGTTTATTTTTGCAGTTAATCCACCCTTTACATCGCCGAAAGTTACTTTTCTAATATTATCACTTTCTGGGTCTTTTACATAAACTACATATTTTTTACCTTCACCTGAATTTCTTTTGGGTGAATTTAATTCTACTTCTTGTCCCTGATATTCTGCTTCGGTTAAAATTGGAAAATCTAAAAGAACTTTTTTTCCCTCATAAATACCAACCTTACCTAAATCGGAATCTAAAAACCATTCATCGCTTTCATTCATTGGTATAAATTCACCCTTTTTCCAAAGAGTTCTACATTCATTTACCAACTTAAAGAATTTGGGAGAACCATACCTGTAAATATTTTCTGATATTGGTTTTTTGTTTTTTATGTGATATTGAAGCCCCTCACTCAAGTTTTTTTTTACTTCACCCAACGGATTACCATTTACATTTAATTCACCATTTAGGTAATGTTTCGCATTTACCATTAGAGTTTTTGCATTAACAATATCAGATTGCCACCAATGTGGAAAATCAATCTCTTCTTCCGCATTATCAAATTGCCCTAATAATTCATATAATTCTTTTGCATATTTTGCGATACGAAAAAGGTCTGCTTTTAACATATTTGGTTCATCGTCTTGATGCCCCACATCTATATCCTCTGTCAAACTTTTTAACTTCTTTAACTTTGTTGTTAAATCAGCCATATCTTTCAAATGGGCTTTTTGCGCAGGGGTTCTATCACCCTGTGGAATTTTTGTAAACTCCACCGTTTTTTTGGCGTTATCTTTTAATTTTTTTTGGATTGATAACATCTCCTTTTTTTGTTTTTCAGTACCCTTTCCCACTTTTTTAACTGAAGAAACCGATGGTTCATCATCATCAACTTCATTTATAACAGGGTATTTCTTACCACCAAATTCAAACTCTTTCAATCCTTCTTTTCTTGCTTTAAAAAGTGCCCCAGTAAAAGCATTTCCCTCGTTTACTGATTCTTTTTTCATTTTTCTTTTTTGTAGAACTAATTGTTGAATTTGTGAAAATATGGATTGTATATCCTTATCTAATTGTTTTTCATCTGCACTCATCGGTGATTCAATATCTACATTGGAGTAAAGTTTTTTCTTTTTTGCAATTAATACATCTACCTTTTTAATTAAATCATTTTTTACTTTATCCAAATCTTTTATTATATCTTCGGTAGTATTTTCTTTTATTACCCCCTCCCGCCTATTCAACAACTTAAACGCAACGGTCTGCATTTTCATAAGTCCTGCGTTTACAAATTGGTCCCTATTCTCCTGTTTCTTCAATTGGTCATAAACGGATATGATAGCTGATGCTGAATATGAATCTACCTTCATCTGCTTTCCGGTCTTAGGGTCTTTAACTGATTTATAACCTGACCTCATAACATTTCTTAGTTGAGTTATTACCGGCGGTTCATTCTTTGCTTCATTTACTACCCCTTCTTCGGTTTTCCAACCCCCACCAGCTGCTTTGTATTGTTTTGCTGCCCAGGCATTGGCGTAGGCACTTGGATATACGTCAAACTTTTTTTTTGCCTGCGATTTATAGTAAGACCATTTTGAAGCGTCGGTTGGAACATTCTTTTCTACCAATTGTTTTTTCATAATTAACCTCAAATTATGGTGTATAATTAGATATGTTCATTTTAACAAATGTTTCAATATCCTTTGGTGATAATACCTGCTGCATTTCAAATCCAGAAAAAGCCCTCGTACCTAAAAATACAAATCCTTTTGCGGTTTCATAGTTCGCAGGAATATCATCATCGGTATTAACAAACTCGGATGGTAAATAAGTTACCAAAGCGTTAAATACCGAATGGTGTGGCCCAATTTCCGGATTTGGTCTTACCGATATCGGTTGATTTCCTATCCTAAATTTTCTAATCATTAAACCATACCCCTTACCAGGATTTTGGTATCTTCTAAACCAATTATCTTTTTCTAAACGATAAACAGCAGTTTTTCCATCTACCTTTCTCATAAGAATCAATCTTATCATAGATTCATTTGATGGATCAGTTGGCATGTTTCTAAAATCTTTAACACTTGCTTCAGTTAAAACTGATTTTATTGATTCTCTAATCAATTTTCTTAATTGGGATTGTTTCATTTTTTTATGCTCCGGTTTTTACATATACGGGTTTTTGCCCTTTTTCTTTTTCATTTCCTTTTTTGGCATCCCCACCCTTTTTTTGAGCTGCCCGTTTTCTTCTTACAAAACTTGCTATCCCATCCTTACCCAACTTTTGGGCTTTTTCTTTGGATAAGCAAGCAGAATATGGTTCTCCCTCTTCAGCATCACCACACTTACCAAGTTTTTCACCTGTGGTAGAATACCTATCCCAACCACCACCAGTAGTTGAGCCGGTTTTACCCTTGCCAAACCATTTTCTTAAATCTTCTGCAATAACTTTTCTTACTGCTGATTTAATTAGGTGCTCAAGTTGTGGTTTCTTCAAGTTCTTTCTCCAATTTTCCAATATAATCAACTCGTAACTTTTCAAAATCAGTATCTACTTTTAGTAGAACATCTTCTATATTAACTCCATTCCATTCTTCAACCGAACCATTTTCGTTGATGAACTTCATTTTTAACGCAACTTTAAGGGCCTCTTTTTCAAATTGAGCCTGCTTTAACCATGCTTTCGCATTCTCAAGCATTTTTCTTTTTTCATATCTATCATACTCTCCACTTATTCTTAGTTTTGATTCCATACTTAATACACAATCAAAACACATGCCGTGAAAAGCACGCATTTTTTCATCCAATCTTTTTGGGTTTTTGCAGTCACAAACTTCCTTCATACAATTAGGAAACTTTCTCAAGTCCTCCCTTAATTGATGAAGCTTGCCGAGCTTTACTTTATATCCGGCTTTTTGCTCCCACATATCCCCATTCCCATCTTCCCATTGTTCACCAACTGAACGACGAACATAAGTAGGTGAGTTTTCAAAACCAACGGTTGTTTTTGTTTGCGTTTTATGAACACCCGCCAACATTTCAGTAACCGCTTTTGTATTTTTTAATTTACTATTTCCCATAACTTTTTATATAAATAT